GATAAAGCGGTTAATTATTAACGTTCCACCACGATATTCTAAAACTGAAATTGCTGTAATTAACTTCATGGCTTGGTGTTTTGGTAAGAATCCAGACTGTGAGTTTATTCATATCAGTTACTCGGCAATGCTTGCCGCAAATAATGCCTTCCAAATACGAACCCTTGTGCAAGAAGAGGCGTATAGAAAAGTCTTTCCCGAGCTTACATTGCGTGATGATAGTAAGGCTAAAGACTTCTGGAGAACTTCCCAAGGTGGTGTCTGCTATGCGACTGGTACAGGCGGCACGATTACCGGTTTTGGTGCAGGAAAACTTCGTAAAGGCTTTGGCGGCTGCATTATTATTGATGACCCGCACAAAGCACATGAAGCTTCATCAAAAACTATTCGAGAAGGGGTAATTGATTGGTTTCAGAACACACTCGAATCGCGTACTAACTCGCCAGATACGCCGATCATTGTGATTATGCAGCGACTTCATGAAGATGATTTAGCTGGATGGTTGCTAGGTGATAGAAAAGACGGCATTCCTGTAGCTGGTGGTAACGGTGAAGTGTGGGAGCATCTATGTCTTTCAGCTATTCAGGAAGATGGATCCGCACTGTGGCCAGCAAAACACAATATCCAAAAATTGAGGCTAATGGAGCAAGCCGCACCATATGTATTTGCCGGGCAGTACCGACAAATGCCATCACCGCCAGCAGGCGGTTTTTTTAAGCCCGACAATATTCAAATTGTTGATGCTTTGCCTGCGGATGTATTGAAACAAGTTAGGGCTTGGGATTTTGGGGCTACCGAAAATGAGGGCGACTTTACAGTAGGTGTGCGAGAAGCTCTAGGCGCAGATGGTTTTACTTACATTGTCGATGTAACTAAAGGACAGCTTGGACCTGACAATGTGAATAAGCGCTTAGAACAAACAGCAAAAATAGATGGGAAAAAAGTTTCTGTGCGTCTACCACAAGATCCTGGTCAAGCTGGTAAATCGCAAGCTAGTTCATTTGTGAAGCTTCTTGCGGGTTATAGCGTGATAGCTAAGCCAATTTCAGGTGACAAGCTTACACGGGCACAACCATTTGCGGCCCAAGTTAACGTGGGAAATGTACGTATGCTCAAAGGTGAATGGAATAAGGACTTTATTGATGAGCTTCGTCATTTTCCTAACGGTACACATGACGACCAAGTGGATGCAGCTTCAGATGCGTTTAATGAATTACATGAAGGATTTGAAACCTTCTTCGCTGATATGGGATTTGCACGATGAGTGATGTAACTTTTCAACATCCTGAATATGTTAAAAACTTGCCATACTGGCAAAAACTTGATGATGTTTGTGAAGGTGAGGATGCAGTTAAGGCTAAAGGTGAAAAATATTTGCCGATGCCAAATGCACATGATAAGTCACCTGCAAATAAAAGTGCTTATGAGGCTTATCTTACCCGTGCAGTCTTTTATGAAGTAACAGGGACGACATCAAATAGTTTAGTTGGAGCAGCTTTTGCAACAGATCCAAGTTTTAAATTTCCTCCCGAGCTTGCTCATTTAGAGCGTAATGCGAATGGAGCAGGCATTAGTGCTTATCAATTGGCTCAAAATGGAATTCGCCATTTATTGAAGCATTATCGTTGCGCTTTATATGTTGATTATCCTGATGTGCCACCAGCTCGTAATCTAGCGGAATTTAAAGCACAAAAAGCCTATCCGATGATTCATTTACTAAATGCCCTTGATGTAGTGAATTGGGATTCAGTAATGATCGATAACCAGAAAAAGCTTTGCTTAGTGGTTATACGTGAATTTAAGTCTGAGCGCGGTGCTGATGGATTTAGTAAAACCGAACAAGAGCAATATCGTGTACTTCGTTTAGAGCAAGAGGGAAATGGGGAATATATTTATTCCGTTCAGGTGTACACAAAGGGTGAAAAGGGTAACTGGGTTGGCGGAGAGAAGAAGTTTCCAACAGATTACAACGGGAATTTCTGGACCTATATACCTTTTACATTTGTAGGTGCAATTGATAATTCAGAAGAGATTAAAAAGCCACCATTACTTCCTTTGGCTAATCTCAATTTAGCCCATTACAGAGACAGTGCGGACTTTCAAGAGTCCGTTTTTTATATGGGGCAACCTCAATATTATGCGAAGGGTGTTAATTGG